GTGCAGGAGCGCTATTCAGAGCTCAAGCGAGTCATAACCGAATGTCTTATGGTCAATCCTTACATTACCAGCATTGACTCCTTCGACTTCGAGGAAGAAAAGCATGGTGAAACCGTAAAGATAACCATAAACCTTACTACGATATATGGGGAGGTGACAATAAGTGTATAAGGCGAGAGAGCAGGAAGATATACTGACCGAGCTTCAAAGTTACAGCAATCTGGAAACCAGCAAGGTGGAAGGCACATTTGAATATGATGTGCTGGCCTCCAATTCGCTGGAGTTCGCAAAAGGCGAGGTTGAGCTGGAGGAAGCCTACAAGGCGGCCTTTGCTGATACTGCACATGGCGAATATCTGACCATGAGAACAGCAGAGTCCGGCGTTATCCGAAAGCCGGCAGTAAAAGCCACCGGCAAGGTAACTGTGACAGGCAGCGGCCTTGTGACAGAAGGGAGCCTTTTTGCTACGGCTGCAGGAGTCCAATTCGCTGCCACAAAGGATGTAGAAGTCATCACCAGCGGTGAAGTCCCCATCCAAGCGGTGCTTGCTGGTGATACCGGCAATGTTGCAGCGGGAACAATCACCATCATCCCCATGTCGATTGCAGGCATTACAGGCGTGACCAATAAGGAACCGACGGCGGACGGCTACGACGAAGAAAGCGACAAAGCCCTCCTTGACCGTTATCTGCTCCATGTACGCAATCCGGGCACCAGCGGGAACCCTCGCCATTATGAGGAATGGGCCACTTCGGTGGCTGGCGTAGGTGCTGCCAAGTGTATTCGGTCATGGAATGGCCCGAACACGGTGAAAGTGGTCATCGTGGATAGTAACTATAAGAGCGCCAGCACAGAGCTGATTCAAAGCGTTTATGATTACATCGAGACGGTCCGGCCTGTGGGTGCGATTGTCACTGTGGTATCTGCCACCTCCAAGGTGATTGACATTGCCGCCGATATTGTCGGTGTTGCGGATGTGGAAGCGTTCAGAGCAGAGGTGTTGACCTATTTCAGCGAGACCGAAAGAACCTCCCTCGCAAGTGGTGGCGGCCAGGTATCGGTGGCGCGGATTGGTGCCATCCTGCTGAATTATGGCGGTGTTACTGATTACAGTAACCTTACCATCAACGGTAGCGCCGTTAATATCGCCATAGCCAGCGAGGAAATACCTGTTTTGGGGACGGTGACACTCAATGCCTGACTTTCAGTTTTTGCGATTACAGCCGCCCGATGTAATGCGTTACCTGCCGAAGTTCCTTGCAGAGGATGAACATTTCCGCAAGGTTCAAGCAGGGCTTAACGTAGAGCATGAGCAAAGGCGGCAGGCCATCATTGATTTGGCCCAGCAGTTTTTCATTGACACTGCGACATGGGGCCTGTCAGCATGGGAGCGGATTTATCAAACGAACCCTCCCAGCGGCGCCAGTATAGATTTACGACGGTCATTGCTAAGAGCCAAAAAGCTGGGCACAAGGACAATGACCAAGGAAAATCTGGAGCTACTCATCAATCAATTTGTTACCGGGCAGGATGCGTATATTGTCGAGATTCCAACACCCGGCTGTTTGCAGGTCAATGTCCCTTCGGCGGTCAAGTATTGGGATAGCTTAGAAGATATGCTTTCCAAGATGGTCCCGGCACATCTCACCTACTTCTTCCACTACATCGCGGAATTCAGCGACATAGTGGGCGGGGATGAGTTCGGCAATGTGGATGAGCAGCTATTCGCCAGAGCCAGCTATAAGATTGAGGATGAATATCCATGGCCGGGTAAAAGGCTGGATGGTTCACTGGTACTGGGCGGCAGGCGCTTCCTTGATGGTACATGGAGCCTCGACGGCAGTATCAATCTTGAGGCGAGCGTGGGCGGCTTCACATTGGACGGTGACCATGAAAGCCTTATCCTTTCCACGGTAAGGATGGCGGGATTCCAAGAGAATTTCGGTCAGACAGCAATGGTGCTGAATGGGTTGCAGCGGCTTGATGGCGGCATAACATTCGGAGCTGATGACCTCCCCTTTGATGACTCTGGGGAAATAGAGATACGGCGCAATGTCAGATATTTAGATGGAAAATGGATGCTAAGCGGCGGTGATGTTCCTGTTCTTGATGGCACATTGCTTCTTGACGGCTCCAGAAGATTATCGGAAGGGGGTATTTACCTTGAAACTTATCGAGAACGCACCACACTTTGAAGGCGCTGTGGCCTTTAAGGTTCGGCGCAATGGTAAGGTGATTGATTCTTTCGAGGACCACAACCTTATTGTTACCAGCGGGCGGCAGAGGATGGCAGAGCTCTTGACAGGGCTTTCCACTTCGCACATCGGCTTTGTCGGTGTAGGCACCGGGCAGGCCCCGGCGAATGTGACCGACACGCACTTGACAGACCAGGTGCTTGTACCAATCACAGGCGTGACCGCTAAAAACAGAGTGGCGAGGTTTAATTTCCTTATTGGTACGAACGATGCAAACGGCTTGCAGATTAGCGAGTTTGGCCTGTTTGGGCAGGATGGCACCATGTTCAGCCATAGGGTAAGAGATAATGTGATAGGCAAGGCCGACGATATCGAAATCGAAGGCTATTGGGAGATTAGATTCTAAGGAGGAATGACAATGCCGAACGATAACACGCGGCGTAATGTTGCCGAGAGTGCTTCATGGGTAGAAGGTATCTACCAGTTGGAGATGAACGACCTTGCACAGGGCGGCCCTGGCGGGATTATGAACCAACAGGCCGTTGAACTGGCCAGCAGAACCCGCTACCTCAAAGAGAAACTGGAGAAATTGGCTGCAGCTGTCCCCGGTACGGATGAATACAACACCATTATCGAGGAATTGAAGCGGCTGGATGTATCAGCCATTGCTCACAGAGTGGACCATCTGGAAAGATTGGTGGGTAATGCTTACCTGGCTTTCGAGATGGCGAACATTGACCCCGATGGTTATGATGGCATGATAATCGAAACCTTCGACGGTCAGGCCGAAGAAATCGACAGCACAGTTACACAGGTTGTTTCCATCGTCTCCGGCGATGATTCCATCGATGTGGCCGATTCGGACAACCTCATCATCGGTGCCCACTACCAGCTGACTGATGGCGAGAAGCTGGAGGAAGTACAGATTAAGTCCATCAATGTTTCCGGCAATATCAAGCGCGTAATCTTAGAGTCCAACGTGCAGAACCAGTACAATGTTGAACGTGCTAAGCTCTACCGCAGCTCCATGGCTATCAGCAACGGCAGGGCATACGGTGGCGGCAATAAGCTGACACAGGCGCTGGAAGTTAATCAGACCTGGAGCGGGCGCGATACCGTAACAGAGCTTTCCTCGACCATCGACTTTTCCGATGCTGGCGCTTTCACCTTGAAGGGCGCTCACATTGAAAACGGTGTTATTGTGATGGGCTCCCCGGCAGTCGGCATCGTAATCAACGCCATGGGCGGCACGGCCAACGGTACGAACTGGCAGAATGTCAATGTTGATGGCGATAAGCTCAAACAAACGGAATTAGCATAAGGAGGTTTATTCAATGGCAGCAGCATATCCTAATGGTTTGAATTTCGACGATGTATTTCCTTACAACAAGTTTGAGGAAGTCACCCGCGACGGCCAGGCAATGATTAAAATCCCGAAGGTTTACGTTAAGGCTGGCTATACATCGCCCACGGCAGAAATGCCGGAGAAATACGGCTGGTGGATTAGTGAGTTTCCGCAGGAAGGTTTCCATTGCCACCCGGCTTTCATGTACCAGGGCAAGGAGCTGGATTACTTCCTGCTGGGTAAGTATGAAGCATCCAACGATGGCAACTCTAAAGCTCAGAGCCTCGCAAATAAAACGCCGTGGGTAAACATCACCACGCCGAACGCTATTGCGGCCTGCTTGCGCCGAAATACAGGTGAAGCAGGTTCCGAACAGTACGGCTGGCACATCGAAAGTATTTATGAATACCAGCTGATTTCCTTGCTCATGCTGATTGAGCTGGGGGCGCCGGATGTGCAGAGCATCATCGGCAGCGGCAATATTAACGGTTCGGGCGTAGTTGCCACCGGCTCCACCAATGCGAAGTGGAGAGGCATTTGCGAACACTGGGCGAACGCCTGGGAGATTTGCGACGGCTTCAAGACTGGTGCCAGCGGTCAGGCTCTTATCTGGGATAAAAACGGTAATCAGACCTATGTCGATACTGGCAAAGTTGTTGCAGATAAAGGCTTCGCACGAGGCAAGGGCACTGACTACGATTTCGCCGATGTCTTTGTTCCTACGGATGACGGCAAGGGTTCGACGTATTCCGGCTCTACATCTGATGGCGTATGGACCAACGCGAACTGCGTTCTTTATTTAGGTGGGAGCCGGGGCCACGGTGCGCAGGATGGCGCTTTCACGTTCTATTCGTACAATGCGGCCTCG